AAGCCGTTTGAACATTGGCTTTGGGGTAACCTGAAGTCAAAGGCTCTTTCCTGTGTCGGAAACTCACGTGTGGTAGCAAAGGGTCTGAATCAAGTCCAACGTGCGAATCTGATAGCTCGTAAAATGCGAGGCTTTGCGGATTGCGTTGTTTTTGAGGTTGACGGAAGTTCTTTCGAGGCACATATCACGAAGGAGCAATTGGAACTGGAACACTCAGTTTACCTGAAGGCTTATCGAGGAGACTCCGATTTGCAGAAGGCACTGAGTTACCAGCTGTTTAATGAGGGTAAAACCTTTAATGGGGTAAAATTTTCCAGGGAAGGCGGAAGAGCCAGCGGGGATTTTAACACGGGCATGGGCAATTCGTTGATCATGTGCGCAGTCGTCATGGCAACAATGGGGGTTATCAAACGCCCCTACGACATGTTGGTTGACGGGGACAACGCGTTAATATTCCTATCTGGTAAGGATGTCGACTTCGTTCGGGGAAAATTCCATGAGACAGCACGGTACGTTTCGGGCCACGAGATTGTTCTGGAGAATCCGGTAAGTGTCTATGAAAAAGTTCGATTTGGGCAATCGGGTCCCTTACAATGTCCGAGGAGGGGTAACGTTATGGTACGTGATTGGAGGAAGGTCCTTAGCCAAGCTACCTCCAGTCACCACAACTTACCCTCGCCTGCGTTCTCTAAGAGATATCTTAGGGGTATAGCGTTGTGCGAGGCTTCTTTGGGTAGTGGTATACCGATAGTTTGGAAGTACACCCGTAACCTACTGAAATTGACGGAAAACACAAAGATAGCCGATGTACGAACCATCCGCGAATATCAGTACTTGGGAGTCGACGTAGACAATTTGGACTTAGTTGACGTCAGAGAACCCGACGAGAAGACGAGGCTCAGTTTTGAAAGGGGATGGGGAGTTACCATTTCTGAGCAGCACCTCATAGAAGAGGAATTGGACTGTATGTTGCTAGATACTAGCAAGCAGGACAACTACTTGAGTCTAGATGAGGCCTTGTCATTAGTTGAGGAGATCTGATGGGATATTGCATCATAAGGTTGGACCGCATGCGTGTGGTGTCTAAGGGGCCTGCGGCGGCACTTTTATTGGTGTCGGGTTGGTCTTTACTACGAATCGGCTAGTAGTTGGAAAGCGATCGGTTGGACCGCTCCTTCGGGGAGTAGTATATACCGGTACAGGGATCCGGCTGTGCTTGCCTCTTTATCTTTGCTGCCAGTGGTGTGTAGTCGTAACCGAAAGGTGAATTCCCTTGACGGGGAAACGCGGCCAATTAAGGGTAACGGCATTGAGACGGAGGTTAAACCAACCAGCCACCGCTGTAGCACAGTACCTGTATCAGGGAGAGCCAAGTGCTCGATTGTATGAAGGGGTCCTCCCAGAGTAGCGCCGTGTACAACGAAAAGCGAGAGGTGTAGTATGGCCAGGTTCCTTTTATCTGTTCATGCAGCGCCTAGCCGGAGACGCCAGTTGCCAGGTGGTTTGGTAACGATTGGGTACAGTAAGGTCCTGTGCTCTCTTAGTATTGGTACCTAGTTCACTCGGTTTCTTTAACACCGGGGGTGAGTGCACCAGACAGCACTGCCGTCACAACTGCGGCGAACACGCACACAAAAGCACTAGCGCAGCATAGTGCACCAGGCC